TGCTAAAATTTCTCTGAACTTACTCCTATCAGATGCTTGTATTGTGTAATCTGAAATAATTGTTTCGTCTAAAGCTCTGCCGCCTTGGGTTAGGGTTTGCGCAAGGGTTGGGGCAGAAGCAGCAGCTAAATCAGCAGGTGTTGTTCGGTATGTTGTTGTTCCTATTGATACCGGAATTTTAGCATCCGTCGGCAACGTTCCGATAAACGGCGGCAATTGTGATATTTTCTTACTCATATTGTGAAAAGTTCTCCGGCCTCCGAGGCCATTATTTCTGATGTTTCAATAAGCAAGTATTCCTCGTTTGAAAAACTTGAATCTGGCAAACTGTAATCTCCGGTTACGAATTTGTAATTATTCCTAACCACGTCGTTATACATAAACGCGTCTACAATATATGCGGGATCATAAACGTAAACCTCGCCTACGCCTGTTACTCTATTGAGGTTCTCAATTTTGTTATCCTCTATGAATTTAGGCAGCATATTCAGCGACAAATATACATTCAAACAAATATCAAGCATTGTGCAGCCGGAGCTAGGAAAGAATTGTCGCATTTGGGTATATATTTAATTTTCCATCGATTCCAAATTCAATTACCGGATTATCAACTGTATATCCGTCTTTTTCAAGTTCTATTTTTATTTTTCTAGCTAATTGCTGTGCGCCACCGGCTGAGTTTTGATAATACCCGATACCTACGCCGTCAGTAGGAAATGATTTCCACCACCCCGGGTAAGCGTTAATGGTGTCGGCGATATGTTGCTGGTCGCTTTCAGATATTTTGAAATCGCCATTTTCAAAAACCAAATCGTCGTCTATTAACTCAAAATCTTTTCTAACTGCCATGTTTAATAGTTGGGTTTTCTATTTCTTGTTTATTGGTAGGTACGATTTGCGTAACCGTTGTGAGCGGCGGCGTAACAGTTGCGCCCCAAGCAATTATTTTGTTTATAGCGGCCTCAATAGCGTTAATCTTTTCGAGCAGAATGTCAAGCTTAACAAGCCCGCCAAACTCATCGCCATTTAAAGCGTAAGTTACGACATCCGAATAACTTACAATTGTCGGTAACGTATATTTGCTAAAAAGCACATTAACAGCAGACCCGACGGCTGGCTCGATAAGAAGCCCATCGCCTACGGCAGCCTGAAGCAAGGCTTCAAATTCAATTGCGCTTTGACCCGACACAGATTCAACGACGCATATTCTGTTTGGCAAATCAACAGTTTTGACAGTACAATTCAATAGCCTGACTGTGTCATCATTTTGAACGCCTGCCAAAGATTGTATCGCTGATATTAATTTGAATGTACTCACACGTTTAACTTATAGTCAAGTTCTATTTCTTGTCGATACCCCTCGACACCACCGCTGTATGCAACACCTTTAATTTTATATATTCCGTCTTGCTCCGGCAGCTTTTTATTAATTAGCTGCGCATTGTCACCAAATTGAACATAAGGCGTTCCAAAGGTAGTGAATTTACCTTTAAAACCGGTGTAGTAGTACTTTTTTAAAAGGGCAGTTGTTTTTTCAACTAAATCGGCTATGCTTGTTGCGTCGGGAAAAGTGAAAGTCCTGCGCTCACCGTCGGTGTTCGGATCTGGTTTATCTCCTTGTTTTACCTCTTTCCAAGTAGGCGTGTCCGCGCCGTTTGCAAACGTGACCAAAACTTCAATTCGTTTTTTTCGCTTCTTTTCTTTACCATCTTTGGTTGTGCCAACTGTTTCTTCGATGTGGTTAGATGCAACTGCCGACAACACAATATCGTCTTTTCGTTTGTATTCCAAGTCGGCAGATATGATATTGTTTTGAAATTCAAAATACTTTGTTTGCGCCTCGGATTCTACATATACTGTCCTGCCAACTCGAAGCTCGTCACCCCTAAAATAAGTGAATAATCGCGCATCTCTTTTTAATTTCGCTAAAAATTGTGCGATTGTTTCATTTTCAGAAGTTAGAAGACCCGCACTCCAAGTAACATTGGTTTGACTATCGTTGTTAACCCTGAAATTTGTTTGATATTTAGAGTTTACTGATTTGAGCGCGTCCGATAAAATGCTTTCGATTGTTTGAGTGCTTTTGTAAGACCGGTTTGGCATTGGGGTCTTTTTAAGCAAGTACATATTGTCTTCAAACTCTATTTCGACCGGCAGTCCGGCCTTTACCGCCGAAATGTACCCCTCAACAATAGCAGTCATTTTGGTTTCGTACTCATTTAGATTTTCGTCCCAAAAAATATACTTAGCTTCAATTTTGATTTTGTCACCTCTTTTAATCAGCGGTTCTGAGTTGAATCCGCCGATATTACTGTTATTATTGACCCCGAATAAAGGGTATCGTTTAAGGGTTGTTTGCTCAGTAACATAGATATTTTTCGGGAACACGACTTTACCCTTGGCAGACAAATCCTCCCAATTGTTTGAAAACTCCCAGCTTGTAACAAAATCGAAAAATAAAACAAGGTTTCGCCCTGCGCCATTTTGAGAAATAGTAATATTTGTTACCGGTCTAAGCATTTTTTATTATCTTTGTTTGACTTGTTTTAAGTTATAGATTGGGGCTAAGGCGGTCATTTATGGCCGCTTTTTTTATTGCCCTACAATAGCAGCCTCGACAACTTTGTCGCTCATTGCGTTAATTGAAAAGTACTGCGTTGAGTATTCACCCTCGACTTGCGGGAAATCAAAATCTTTGACAACAATATCGGTTATCCCTAAATTTTGAAGCCACCAGCTTGTTATCGCTATTGGCTGTCCTGCGTCAAGTACTTTTTTTAAAAGGTTTGTTTCTTCTTTTGGGTTCACGCCGTAGGCGCCATTGATGCGTCCGGTTATCTGAACCTGATAATCGTCAAGACCGATATATTCTTTAACCGTTCCGTCGCGCCCTTGTATCTCGGTGACGATTATCTTTTTACTTTGCGAAACACGAATAAGGCAGTCCTGAACAATATAATCCGGCCATGTATCTTTTATCGTTCCGTTATCGTTTAGCGATGTTCCGGCGTTGAAAATAACGGCTGAATAAACAACCGTTCCTAGTTGTTTAGATACGAACGGCGCAACGTCTGGCTCTTGTGTGGCCGGATTAATTGTAAACGGATTATTGCTCTCATCATGAACCTTAACGTTTTGAAGCCCGGCTTGTGCTTGTAATTTTTTGATTACGGCATTTCTTATAGCTATCTCTGCCACGGCAATCCCGTAAGATTGTAGCGCGTTCTCGGTCGGCAGTTGAAGATTTGTTTTAAGTCCGTTTAACATTAGTTCCCTGCAATTAGTTGTGAATCATTTACCGCTCCGGTCAATACTTCGACAATTTTGTCGTGTATTTTTTGACTGCTCTCGGTCAAATTGGTTGTAGATATTTTAAAATCATGTATAAGCGACCCTATTTGAATGTTTATAGTTACAGCTTTGTTGGCTTGAACACCTGCGGTAGACTTTCCTTTTGCGGCTGTGGATGTTGTTAGAGGGGTTACAGAAGATGCGTTTTTCTTAAATCCTTGCGTTCCTTCCAATCCTTTTTTTGTTAATTCGTCTTTTGCAAAATCAGCCATGCCTGCTTTCCATCCTTTTTTTGCGGCTTCGGCTAATTTACTTCCGGCGTTCATCATGTTGTCGGCCTCGGCTTTCATGCCGCGCGTTATTTGGTCTTTATCTAAAGTAAAAACGCCTACAATTATGTCTTTTAAGGCCGTAAAGTGCGTAATCATAATATCTACAATAGCTTTTATAACCTCCCAAGTAGCGTACAAGAAAGCTCTGAATCCTGCGAATTTTTCCCAACAAAAAACAATAGCGGCTATAACTGCGGCTATACCTGAAACAATAAGACCTATTGGATTAGCTGTCATAGCTGCATTTAACGCCCATTGAGCTAAAGCCCACGTTTTTGTGGCAGTCGTTACTATTGTGTAATACCCCGCGATAACACCCAATCCAACGACTAAAGCCTTGCCTACTGCTTCATTTTCGTGAAACCAATGAACCATAGATTTTAGACCTTCGGCCACCCATTTGACGGCAGAAGCCACTCCTATTAAAGCAGGTTGGAATGTTTCAAGCAAAGCCATTCCAGCCTCGCCCATCGCCATTTTCATGGATGCCATCATTTTATTATACTTGGCTAAAGGGTCTGCATCAAATGCGGCGCGCGCGCTGCCTCCGAACTCAGTAGATAACTCTGATAAAATCATTCCTTGCGCCTTTGCTTGTTGCCCTGTTTCAACCAACTTTTTGATGGTTTCTGTTTGGGAATCATTGAAGTTAACCCCAACCCTACGAAGTGCGGTAATTCCACGAATAGGGTCTTGTAAAGCCTTACCGAGTTGTATTGCGCTTGATTTCGTGTCTTGCCCTAAGCGGGTCGACATATTCAAAATCGTTTCAGTTGCTGCTGGAAACGTGTCTTTTGTTATTGCTGGGAATGTTAGCATTAACGACTGAAGCTCGGTAATGTCTGCGCGACTATACTTAGTTGCTTGGCTAAATTTTTTAGCCATCGAATCTAATGATTCGGCAGTAACTCCTGCCGCATACCCAGTACTTTCTAACCCTACTTTAACTTGCGCTTGCGCTTGATGCAAACGTTCCACCGCTTCAACTCCTTCGTGGATTAACTCAAAGCCTTTGAACGCGGCAAACCCAACGCCTAACATTCCGAGACCGCTCATCAATTTACCGCCCATCGATGTAGCCGTCGTCCCAACACTTGCCAAAGTTCCTTCAAGCTTTGTCGCTCTTATATTCATGCTTTCGAGTTTCCCTGAAAGCATATCTTGAGCTGAAACTTTATAAATTACTTGATTATCCATTTTTTGAAAATTGTCCGGTTTTTTCTAGCGCGTATTGCAATTGTCCCCAAGCCTCGGCAATTTGGTCGTCAGTCATATTATCTGTGTCTAGCGTAAAATGAGAAAAGTAGCGAAGCAGCGCAATTGTTTTGGCTTCCTCGCTACTTTGTTGCTCATCAATGACGTAGTCGGCTATTTTTTTTTAAACTGATTTACAGCGTACTGAACGGTTTGAAATGCTGCCATAGCTCCGCCAATATAATAATCGTCGTTAGACATGAATTGTGCATCGCTTTCTTCAACAATAAACAAGGCATCAAACAGTTCGCTAGCGGCTGTTACAGGTGAAGTCATAGACTTATCCATCGCTCTCAACTTCATGGCTCTGCTAGG